TTCATGGCCAAGTGCAATCTGGCATTTTCGAAATAACAGAAATTAATTTAAACAACACTGCGTTTGAAAAGTTTAAAAAAGTAAAAGTCGGAGATAGCAATATAACAGAGGTTTTTTCAGTAGTTGATTCTTCGGGTAACAAATATTACGAAGTTGATAATTTAGCTCAAGAGGTAGTCTTTGTTGAGACTACGAATAAAGATGCATTTGCATCCGGTGTCAGATCGATATTAAAACCCTTCGTAGCAACAAGGAGGTTCACACTAGAACAAGATGACACTGGCACTTATTTACAATTTGGGTTCGGCTCAGAAGACGAAGATGCTGTTGGAATCACCGACCCTTCAAAAATAGCGATAAAGATGCATGGCAAGAAACAAATAACTAATAATTCTTTTGATCCTACAAAATTATTATCAACTAACAAGTTTGGAGTCTCCCCGTATAATACAATATTAAAAGTGATATATAGGACCAATGATCCTAACTCAATCAATGCTCCTGCTTTATCTATTAAAGATGTGGTGTTTGTGGATTACTTGTTTAATAATTTAGATACCTTAAATACTACCAAAGTTGAAGCTGTCAAGAGATCATTAGAAGTATCCAACGAACAGCCAATTACCGGTTTTAATTCCGATTTAACAAACGAAGAGTTGAAAGTTAGAGCGAAGTCACACTATGCCACACAAAACAGAGCAGTCACTAAGCAAGACTATGAGTCAATAGTATATCAAATGCCACCAAAGTTTGGATCAATCAAGAGGGCCAATATAATTAATGACCCATCTTCTAGCAATAGAAAGATAAGTATTTACGTGGTTTCCGAGGATGATGATAAAAAGCTAGCTAAGTGTGACGAGATAACAAAAAATAACATTAAAAATTGGATTTCTAGATATATTCCAATTAACGATTCGGTTGAACTAAAAGATGCATTTATAGTTAATTTTTCAATTGACTTCAATCTGGTATATGATAGGACCTATGATCCAAATACTGTTTTGTTTGCATGTCAAAGCAAGATAGAAGAATATCTAAAAACCAGCTTGTATATTGGAGAGCCTTTATATTTATCTACATTCTACAATATATTAAACAAGCTTACCGGTGTAACTGATGTTAAGAAAATAACAATAAAAAACAAATCAGGCGGTGTATACAGTAGTAACTCATTAAATTTTGATAAAATCTTGTCAAAAGATGGGACTTATTTA